CGCACAAAAACGATAGGGGGTCGGTTTGACTTCATGGCCTGCCGATAACGTCGAACGCCGTAAGGTTGCCGACCTCATTCCATACGCACGGAACAGCCGCACGCACAACGACGAGCAGGTTTCGCAGATCGCGGCCAGCATCAAAGAATGGGGCTGGACTGTTCCGGTTCTCATCGAGGCCGATGGCGGATTGATTGCAGGCCACGGTCGTATCCTGGCGGCGCAGAAGTTGGGAATTGACCAGGTGCCTTGCATGATTGCCGAGGGCTGGACTGAGGCGCAGAAGCAGGCTTACATCATTGCGGACAACAAGCTGGCCCTGAATGCCGGATGGGACAACGATCTGCTCAAGATCGAGTTGCAGGAACTGGACGCAGGCGGGTTTGACTTGGCCCTGACGGGTTTTGATCTTGACGAGTTGAGCGCCTTTAAGATGGAAGACGAGCCTTTGCCCGGCGAGGGCGACAACGAAGGATCGACGGCAAGCCTTGCGGATAAGTTTGGGATTGCGCCGTTTTCTGTTCTGAATGCGCGCGAGGGCTGGTGGCAGAACCGCAAGCGGGCGTGGCTGGCTTTGGGTATTCGCTCAGAACTAGGCCGTGGTGAGCAACTTATCCCCAACGGGGGGGAGGGGGGGGCTAACGACGAAGGCACGATACGACGCGGGCTGACTTGGGGCGACGCGCCGCAAGTAACAGAGGCCGGTCTAAACTATTACCGCAACAAAAAGAAAGCGCAGCAACGTGCCAAAGCGTAAAGCGGCCACCTTTGGCCAAGACCTGATGCGCGGCGAGCATACCGTTGGGTTTAAGCCAATCAAAACAGTCGGGACCACCGACTGGATGCGGGACAAAGGCTTGAGCGGCGGTTGTTCAGACGGTGACGAGGGCGTTGCCTCTGGCACCAGCATATTCGACCCCGTTCTGTGCGAGTTGGCATATAGCTGGTTCAGCCCACAAGGCGGCACGATCCTAGACCCATTTGCGGGCGGATCGGTGCGCGGCATTGTGGCCAGCCGTTTAGGGCGGCAATACATTGGCGTTGAGTTGCGCGAGGAACAGGTGGCCGCAAACAAAACGCAGGGCGATGATCTGTGCAGCGACCCTGTCCCGGTTTGGCACACGGGCGACAGCCGCAACATTGACCGCATCTGCGCAGACGTTCAGGCTGATATGGTTTTCAGTTGCCCGCCTTACGCGGATCTTGAGGTTTACAGCGACAACCCAAACGACCTTTCGACGCTCAAGTATGAGGACTTTAAGCCAGCCTATTTCGAGATCATCGCCAAGTCTTGCGCCCGGTTGAAAGACAATCGCTTTGCCTGCTTTGTCGTCGGTGACGTGCGCGACAAGCGGGGCAATTACTACAACTTTGTGGGCGATACGGTCGAAGCGTTCAAGGCGGCGGGCCTGCACTTCTACAACGAGGCCATTTTGGTCACGTCCGTTGGCTCCCTGCCGATCAGGGTCGGGCGGCAATTCGCCAGCGGGCGCAAGCTGGGCAAGACGCACCAGAATGTTCTTGTTTTTGTAAAAGGCGACGGCAAAAAAGCAACGCAAGCCTGCGGCGAGGTTGAGGTGCATATTCCAGACGCAGAGGCAGAACACGCCGATCTTGGCGAGGAATTGTGACACCGCCGATTGTAACCCAGCACAGCGGAATCAGCGTTGTGCGCGACGATCTATTCAAGGGCGGGACAAAGGCACGGTTTCTTCCCGTGCTATTTGAAAATGCAGACGAGGTAGTTTACGCCAGCCCTGCGGAGGGTGGCGCGCAGACAGCCCTAGCCCACACCGCAGCGGCGCTAGGCAAACAGGCGACAATCTTCGTGGCAAAGCGGGCCAAGCCGCACAATAGAGCACTTGAAGCCAAGCGGGTCGGTGCAAAGGTGATGCAGGTTTCCCCCGGTTATCTGACAGTGGTTCAGGCGCGAGCGCGAGAATACTGCAACCGGACAGGGGCAACGCTTGCCCCTTTCGGTGTGAACCTGCCAGCAGCCATTGAGCGGATCGCAGAGGCCGCGCGCATGACAGGACTAAAGCCTGATGAGGTTTGGTGCGCCAGCGGTTCCGGCGTCCTTGCGCGAGGTCTCGCAAAGGCATGGCCGAACGCACGGCGTCACGTTGTCGAGGTTGGTCGGGCGCTATCACCGCAAGAGGTGGCAGGCGCAACGATACACAAAGCGGGGATTGATTTCTCTAAGGCTCTAAAGGAAAAGCCGCCGTTTCCAAGCTGCCCGCATTACGACGCGAAGGCTTGGAGAATATGCAAAGCCCGACACGGGGCCGGGCTTGTACTCTTTTGGAATGTTACTGGGCCAGCGCAACCCTAAGCGTTGCAGATATGGGCGCTGTTGCCCAAAGCGTTCACCGCGTAAATCATGGTCTTGCCGTCGCCCTGATCGGCGGCGTATTCCTTGGCAGCGGCAAGCGTGTCGAATTGCTCGCGTGTCCGATTGCGAGGGGTTCGACCACGGGCTGCAATAAAATGCGTGGCGGTGTTGAGGCAGAAAGTTTCGTGGGGGTTCATTGGTTCGTTCCTTGTTCAATCTGTGCGCAGGCAAGCGCAACGGTTAGGGGGATGGGCTTGCGCCCGAGGGCATAGGCGGTGCCGCTGTTAGGCGCGATCCCGATCCGGCGGCATAACTCGCCCCGGCTGATGCCGAGGCGCTGGTGAAGGGCGATAAACTCGGCGGCGGTCATGCCTCCACCCCTTGCGATCTAAGGAAACACTTTGCGGCGTAGCGCGCGGCGTTGTTCAGTTGCCGCTGCCATGCGCCTTGAGACGGTGCCCAGCGAAAGCCGTTAGACTTGAGTTCCGCCCGGATCTCGGCGGTGGGTTTGCCGTCAAAGATGATCTGTAAGCGGTTTTCCTCGAAGTTTTTGACCAAATCGCAAACGCCTTGATAGGAGGTTGTTTTATTTTCGCCACCTGCGGCGGCGGCGGCGGCATGATCGGCACGGAGTTGAGCGACCCGTTTTTCCATGCGCTTGATGTTCGCAAGGTTGTTGCTGGTCTGGTAAGGCGCGCAAGGTGGCTCCAGCCAGCTACCGTCAGCCTGACGCCCCGCCTTGTTTCCTTCCTTGCGCCATTTGGCGTTGGCTGACTTCATGGCGTCTTGGTACGCCTTCGCCTTGTCAATCTCGGCTTGCAGCTTTTGGATCGCGTCAGGGTCGTCTGAGCTTATCCCGCCAGTTCCTACGGCAGCGGCTCTGGCTTCTAATTCACCGGCGCGCTTGCTGGCTTCGACGCTGGCGCGCATGGCATTATCCGCTCGCTTGATAGCGGCGCGGTGGCGTCCTTCGCTGTGATGCCCGACAAGAATAGGCTGGCCTAGCGGTATGCCTGAGACATCTTCGCGCAGATCCGCGCGCTTGTAATGAGAGTTAGCCTTTTCGCGGGCGCGGTCTGCGGCGGCTTCAAGGCGTTCGCGTTTTGCTTCTTGCTTGCGTTCGTATGCGTTCATGGTTCTGGTTCTTTCTTGGGTAAGTTTAGACTGCGCGGTTGGCGGCGGTCATGGCTGAGCGAAAACTGTTGTGACGCCAAAATGTTCAGCGGCTGCTTTTGCGGATTGGGCAACAGTCCGAAATTCGCGGTCAAAAAACATATCATCAACATCCGCGTTACGGGTGGCGGCAAAAACCCAGCAGCCTTTCCCTTTGGCGGGCTTGCCGTGGCTGGCTACGTGTTCGCTGTGGTCTACTGTGACTTTGGTCATGGTCGTTGCTCCTTGCTGCGTTTCGATGACTACTTATCGCAAATTTGCGACGAACCTGCAAGCCTAAAGTGAAAGATAAATCGCAAAATTGCGAAAAAGTTTGAGGGCTAGTAGATGCCGCCTAGAGGCGTGAAGCCGACACCGACAAACATCAAGATCATAACCGGGAATCCGGGCGGTCGGGCAATGCCAAAGCAGGAGCCGCGCCCTCGGGTGCGCAAGCCTTCTGCGCCTGCGCATTTGAACGAAGACGCGGTGCAAGAATGGTCGCGGGTGATTGATG